CATCAGAGTCTTTTGACATTGCTTGGTACAACTTGACACGCTTGATGTCACCAATTTCATTAATGTCAATGTTCTTGCTTTCAAGCATTTCAACTAATTTGCCAAGCAACTTACTTTTGTCTTGTGGTGCGGTTGTTAACGCTTTTGCTAGTTCACTCATTGTGCATCTCCTTGGTAACAGCAACACTCTTTGTTGACGTGTCGCTGGATCGTACTTATACTCACGTTGTAACCATGTTGACGCATAACTTTAGTAAGCCATGATGCGCTGTATGATTTGCTTTTACCTAAACCGTTGTCCTCACGAATGAGTTCAATTGCACGGTTTATTGCTTCTTGTTCATCAGCAGACATTTTGTCTACTATTCTGGTGAACTTACATGCGTCTGCCGAAAGATTAGTTCGGGGAGAAAGCAGGGCGTCCAGCAGTGTTATTTTCTGCTCTTGTTGTTTCACAAATACCTAACCTTTTCCAATTCAGAATTACGGTCAGGAATATCCTAGCACCCAGTTCATGGGTGTGTCATGTATCACTTCTTAGCGTCTAGGTGCCAATCAATGTGGTTCTCAAGACGTTCGGATACTGCTTCTACTTTGTCTCCGACGCTGTCAACACTGCGTCTTACACTCTTTAAATGAAGCATGACCATTCCGTGGTCATTGCGGTTCTCTCTACGGAGTTCTTTTAGTTGTCTAATTCCTGCGCCAACAACTCCAGCAACAGTGGTAATGAGGGTGGCGATAATAAGTGCCCATGCATCGGTCATACTTAATCAACTATTCCCCTCTGTCGGCGCCAGTTTACCCAGCCTACAGCCTGTGCTTGGCTTGGGAGCATCCCCAAGTTACCAGCGGCATTACGATGCGCTTCAGAAAATGTGTTGTATCTAGTAGGAGTCTGTAGCCCACGGTCAGCACTTCCAAGTACACGACCAACAGTAATATCGTGAGCATGACGATCAACTGTCACGGCTTCAGGGTCATCTGGGTTAACAATGTTTTTAAAGAAGTTCCCTGTTTTCCTGTCCATTGGTAAATATTGTTCTGGCTGTGCGGAACCCTCAAGGACTGAACGAGCCTGTGATACCTGCCGCCCAGTTACAAAACCACCACTAGCGGTTCCAGTATCCCTTAATTGGCGTGCCATACGCTGGTTGTCATTCCAACCAACCTGCGAACTTAGGATTGCAATAGCGCCAGCCCCACGGCGTACATCGCCTTTTCCAATTTCAGTTGCAAAATCATGGGCACGCTTATACCAGTCCATACCAGATTTAACATCTTCTGGACTAGCCGTTTTTACGGCGTGGGTGACGTTATGAACCATGCGATTAAATTGGCTTGGATGTAACTTATCCATACGAGCACCCAATGCATTAGTAGGGTCCCAAGCACCAATGTTCTTACTTCCCTCTTTTGGAAGTACTCGCTTATAACCATGTGCTACAGGATCAAAGCCACGACCAGTAGGAAGGCTTAGTTCTCCACTGTTTTCTGGTACATACAAATCGCCAGTATCCTTAGCCATCAGATGCCGTCCTTGTTTTCAGGGTTAGCCTCTGCGTACGCACGGGTACCTTGACCACGTCGTCGCATTGGGTCTTGTGGGCGGTGGTTCATACGAACACCTGTAGAAGTTTTATTTAAACCAGATCGCATAGGCTTAAATAAATCAAGCGCATCTTGGTAACCAACACCAAGTCCTGACATGTTGCGCTTCATGTCAATACCACCCCTAGGTCCTGGGGTTTTTCCAATTAGTGGATTGCGGTCGCTTGTACCGTAATCAGGGCGTCGGTACTGTTGATGGGTGTCGTGGAATTGTTGTTTACGGGATTTCATTGCCCCCGTAAAGAATCCTGCCCCAGCATAAACTTGACCAATCGCTATCCCAGACTGGGTATTAGTAGGGGGAGTCGTTGGACTCCCCCCACTTTCAACAGCGCTGTCAGTTGTGCTGGCGCCTGCATCGGCGCCGCCTTCCATAACTAGTCGTTAACGACTGTTGGATTCATGCGGTTCATTTTACCGCCGCTGTTTTGCTCGTACTCAAATGCTGGCATGCCGTCGCCTGACATTGAACCTTGAACGAATTCTGAAAGAACCGCAGGTGCTTCAATCCATGAAGCCGAACCTACGTGAGCACGCTCACGCATTGTCTCTTCAGGGTACTTGTAGAACATCTCTGGGTTGTTGTGGTTCTGACGACCAGGAGCCGACGATGGGTCAGCATATGCACCACGAGCAAAGTCGTTAGGTACATCTGTGTCAGTTGCTACGCCTTCTTCAAAGCGAAGTGGTCCACGGTTGCCTGGGATACTTGGCGCCATTGAACGCTCAAAAACGTTCGGTGAGCGCTCTGGGAATTGTGGTGCTGGTGCTACGTTCACGTAAGCCTCCGTAATAGGGGTTTTTTAACTTGTTACTAGAGTACCATTAATTAAAGAATGGATTTTCTGCTACTTGGATCGTAGGCAGGGTGTCATGCATGGACATGAAACAGGCAATAGCCAAGGAGTCTGGGTAGTCGTCAAAAGCGCCCTTTTCATCAGGTGCTTCAGCCAACATATACGGACCACGGTAGGTCTTTTCTAGGTCGCTCATCTGCTGATTAAAACGTTTCCATCCACGGGTACGCCGTGCTTTAGAGTGCCCTGGAATTATTAATTGATCTCTCTGAATCAACTCTGTAAGATGTACCCATCTCTCATGCTGTGCCTTGGAGTCTGATGAGACTGCAACAACATCTATGTCTGGCAGAAGTACTTGGAAGCGTTCGGCTACAGCACCACCAACACCTTGAGAGTCAATGCCGATTCTGATCGGGTCATAGTTTCTCAAGAAGTCAATGATCTGGAAGTACTGGGATTCCCACTCTTCGTTGTTAATCTCCAACCAGTTAAGAACACGATGCTCATGGAAGCCGAAAGGGTCTGGATGGTCCCAGTCAACCCAACAGACCGTCACTACGGTGGAGTCATTAGATCGGGCAACGTCAATACCGACTACTACAGGGGTACGCCACCACTGCTTCACAAGAGCCATAGAGGGGTCATACAGGCGTTCTAAGCGCTCATCGGTTACAAACATACCTCGGTCAAGCACCCACTTGTTGCAGTAGGACATCTGGAACTCATCTGAGTCCTCACCGATCCGCAACTTCTCCTTGGCAATAAACTTGGCGTAGTTAGGGTTGTACTTTGAAGCAACACGGTAGTCATACTCAAAGTGACATGGGCGTGTCTTTTTACCGTTAACCATACGTCGCTTGTTGTATTGGATCATCTTGTAGAAGTAAGACTTGTTACGGGTAGCCGTTCCTGTCAAACAGATACTGCCGTTGTTAAACGCCAACATCGGTTTAATTGATTTGGCGATCATGTACTCGTCGGCTTCCTGAGCCTCGTCAATCATGACGAAGTGGTACGTCTTTGATTCAATCTTTGCCTTTGGGTTACAAGTCTGCATACGGCAGAGTGAGCCAGAGTGCTTCAAAGTAATGATGCGACCTTTACCACGAGCACCACCTGAGGTTGCTTTGTCATCAATCTCAGGATCCAGCAAGAAGTCCATTGCGTGGTCGCTAGTAAGTTTGCCAACGATACGACTGAATACCGTATCTGCTTGGTCTTCTACTGGGGCGAACACGCCACACCAAAAGCCTTTTTCAAACTTGTCAAGCCATGTTGGATAGACCTTTGCTAACTTAGGTAAGATCACCATGAGCGAAGCCATGACGTTAGAGAGCACCTCAGATTTACCTGACTGACGTGTAGCCACTACCGTCATTTCTTCACCGTCACCAAGGATGACAGACTCAATTAATCGGTAGGCAATTGGTACCTGATACGGGAATAGTTCCACATCGCAGAACTCTTCGGTAAACACAATGATGCGCTTTACCAGCACGTCTATGAATTCGGCTGAAGTTTCGTCCAGTTCTTCGGCTACGTCCTCGGCTAAGAGGTTATCGTCTAGTTCTTCGTCTGTTAGCACAGACCAATCATAGACTAATTAGTAATCGGTTTTATCAAACTTGAGTTGGAGTTGCGATTCGTCGTTAAAGATTGGGCGTCGTGGGCGCAATTCTGAGATCAGGGCGGCTGAGTCCTCAATGATCATAATGAGGCTTTTGAGGTCCACAGATACGCTCTCAGGGTCTTCTTCAGAGGTCTGGAAGACCTTTGGGGAATATGATTCAGTGACCAAGAAAAGGTCATGAACTGCATTAATAAGGCGTCGCTTTTCGGTTGCTTCTAGGTTGTTGATAGTTGGTTTTGACATGAATTTGATAGTACCACTTCTATTTGGTGGCATCAACCCGTCTCTGTAATTCTTCCCAAATATCATCTAGAGCCTTAATGAACTCTGTTACTTCACCTTCAGGACCACCGTGATAACGCCAACGGTCAAACGAAGCGCCGAGACCCATGATGGTGGTATCAAACCATTGGAGGAGGGAGGCTCGGTCTAGGTTCTGTACACGCTTAGGTACATCTCTTCTGGCTGTTTGCTCTTCTTCTTTTTTAAAGAAACCCATCACCACATTCCAATCTCTTGTGCAGGGGTATTCATTTCACGACCACCTATCGCTTGTAGAACACCGTCTGTTTCATCTTTCATTTGTACACGCTTACAGTAACCTATCTGTAGAGTGTACTTGCGAGTGCGCAACTGGATACCTTTACCATGTCTCCATGGGTAATCGGTTTCTCTCATAATGCCTTTACACATCAAAGGTGTATTGCAATTTGCAAAATCTCTGGCAATCCAATACAGGCGTCCAATAGCATGGACCCTATTCATAACTACATCTGAGATTGTACGAAAAACGTGCTCTCTTCATCGCCTGACGCCCTACTGTTTGGAAAGTTATTAAGTACCGAGTTAATATAGCGCCCTTTTGATTGAGCAGACGCAAACGATTGATAAATATGTTCTGGGACGTTCAAGTATTTCCAAGGGGTGCCGTTCTTAATAAAACGAACAAAGAGTATGCCGTTATATCCAATTGCTCCAGATGTACCTTCAGTAGCGACATATCGGAAGGCTTCTACACGACTACTCTCGTCAGAGGCATGGTAGTAAGTGGTATTTGGATCCCATTGAATTGGGATCATTTCTGATGGTTTAAACTTCGTCTCGTTTACACGAGTACGAGTACGCTCTTCTTGAATAGCATATTGACCTGAGTAGTAATTTAATCCCTCAGCCAAACGATCTTTTGCTGATCTACTTAGTCCTGGTTTAGGTCTTGGTGCCACTTATTTATTTTAGTCCTAAAATTTGCTTTACTTTTGGACCGACAACAAAGTCCGCACCAAGTTTGTTAGCAACCTTAAACGCCTTCACGGCTTCATCCGTTGCTGAGTCTTTTTGACCAGTGACTTCACCCTTGTAGAAGCCTTTTGCCTTGAGGGCTTCTTGAAGTTTCTTGATGTCATCCCCACCTGCTGGGGCGGGGGCTGGAGCCGTACCTACTGGTGCAGTTACCCCATTGGCATCCATCCATGCTTTTACTGATGCTGGGATATTGTCGCCACATACATAACGAAGGTGCCATGGCTCGCTTGGGACAACTTCCCATGAGAAACCAAATTCCTTCACGTTTGCAATCAACCAGTTGAGGCGCTTTGGCTCTGATGCTGAGTGAATGTCAACCGCCAAGCCGAGGTTATGCTGCGATTTACCAGGCGTGGCAAGCATCGCCATACCTTTCTTGAGGTACCAAGTCTTGCCTTCAAATGTCTTGGTGCTGGTTCCGTCCACTTTGTCAAGTGTGTAGCGGGTCAAAAATCCTCGTTTTTGCAACTCGTAATCTCTATATGTATCGCCGCTGGAAGTCGGTTTTAGTTCAACGCCTTCAGCCTTAGCCTTTTCAACCATTGCGGTCCATGCAGATGCGGCAATCCAGTGCATCTTTCCGCCACCAGGAATAGCCTTCAAAAGGTTCGCAGGGAGTTTTCCTGGTTCAATACCTTTGAGGTCTTTTGGAAGTACTACTGGAACAATATAATCCCATGCAAGTTTGCCCATGATTTTCCACCATCTTTCCTGTTACACACACAGCGTTGTCTTGGCACTATTTTACACCACGTAGGGTTATGGGTGATGCACCCAATTTAGGGAGTCTTCATCCCAATGCCAGTGTCCTTCTTCGGGCATTGGGGTTGGTGGTTGCCAGTCGTAGTTTTGGTCAAGAGACCAAGACGGAAATGGTTGTGGGGCAATAAAAACATCAGCCGTCTCGTTATATGTAAACCCAATACCAGCATATTGCTTGCGGATGTTGTTGTTATAACTAGTGCGGACACACTTTTGTCCCATAAATTCTCCGTAGTGGGTTTCCCAATCGGAAATGCCATCAACTACTTCGTCCTCGTTGCGCCCAACAATTACTTGAGTCACGATGTTGTTTTCATCTAGGAATGCATAGTGTGCCATTACCAAGTCACCGTTCCAGTTCCACCAGTAAATGTATAAACCCTGTAACCCGCACGACTAACTGTGCTAACCGAATATGCTAAACCAGCACTAATGCTGGTTATCGCACGAGATGTGCTTGGGTACGCAATGATTACGATACCTGAACCACCAGTTGTTGTGCCACCAGAGTCACTGGCGCAACCACCACCACCACCAAGGTTTGTTCCACCACCTGTTGATGGGGTACCACCAAAGTTA